GAGGTACTGCTTCAGATGACGCCTCATCATTTATTAAAGCAACAACTTCAGGAATACCTGGTACTTTATCAATAACAAATGATGGTATATTAAGTGCAGAAAATGATAATGTTATTGTAGATGGTGGTGGAACAGGTTCAATAATTCAAGTTAACGCAATAGGTAACGGTGGTATAACTGAATTTATAATTGATGACGCAGGAACAGGATATGTAATAGGTGATACACTAACTTTTAATAATGCAAACACAAATGGTGGTGGTGCAACGGCAGCTGTATCAATTGTAAACGGTGGATTAACACCTGAAAACTCTACATCTACAACCGAAGACCATATCATTTTAGAAGACGAAACTGTAAGAGGTGATTCTTTTACAGGCAATAAAGTTGTACAAGAAAGTGGAACAGGTAATGGTGACATTACAGATATTCGAATTATAAATCCTGGCTCTAACTATACTCTACCACCTGTTATAACTGTTAACAGTCCTTCAGAAACAGGCAACGGTGCAAAAGTTTTAGCATTTGGTAATGATATAGGAAAAGTTTTAGGTTTAAAAGTAGTTGAACCTGGTGCAGAGTATCATCAATCTCCATCTCCACCAACTTTAGATGTTATTGGTGCAATGGTACTAAAAGATATTTCTGGTTCTTTTGTTGCAGACCAAACTATGACTTCTTTAGATAGTTCTAGTTCTACAATAACTGCTACATCAACATCATTTGATTCAACACTACAAATTTTAAAATTTAAATCAGCAAGTGGTACTTTTCAAGCTGGTAGAACAATTACTTTGGCAAATGGCGCTACTGCTACAATTGCAAAAGTTGACCAAATCACAGCGACAACAACTGTAACAGCTGTTGCAGATACAAACGGTACATTTGTAAATGAAGATGGTCATATATCAGATGACGCAATGAGAATACAAGATAGTTTATACTATCAAGATTTCTCATATGTAATAAAAGTTGGTCGTGCAATTAATGATTGGCGAAGTTCATTCAAATCAACAATGCACACTTCAGGTTTTTATTTCACAGGTCAAGTTAATATAGAAAATAGAATTAGTGCTCAGATTTCACAACCAGTTGATGGTATTATATCAGGCACAGAGGAAAGTCCAATATTTGGTATTATCAATACTCTATTCTCTACTATATTTGGTAGAAGATTAGGAACAGTTGATGATGGTACAACATTAAGAAGTACACCAGAGTTAGGTGTGGATCCTGATTTTGATGATAGTACAAGTGAACACTTTACACAAAATACTAGAGATATTACTTTAAGAAGAGCTTACACAATTAGATTAAGTCAAACATCAACACTTTACAACCTTTCTTTAGATAACAACGATTATCTGTTAGGTTTTGCACATACTGGCATGAGAACAGGCAGCTTAGGACTTAATAAAAATCCTTTTGGTGAGAATATGTTTACCACAACTCATTCAAATGCTCAGACCACGGCAATACCTTCAGGTATCAAAGGTTCTACAAGATATATTTCTCCTATGAAGATGGTCAATTGGGCTCAACATAATTTTCAAGGTTTAGGAGATACATCAAATACACCAGGTAATGGTGATGGTGTCAGTTTTGGTGCTTATAATGTGGGTAATGTCAAAACATTTCTAGGATATCCTACAGAAATAAGAGTTATAGTTCCTAGTATTGGTTTTGACCAGACAGATATTACATTTGACGATACAACTGAAACTTTTGATACTATATAATGGTAAAACTTGTATAAATATTAGAGAAAATTAAGAGAGAAACATGGCAAAACAAAGTCTAAATCTAGGTTCATCAGCTGATGACGGTACAGGAACAACGCTAAGAGCGGGTGGTGATTTAATTAATGATAACTTTAATGAAATCTACAACTATCTTGGTGATGGTACTAACTTAAATGGTTCATTATTTACACTTGTTGATGAAAGTTCAACAGAATCATCTATAAATGTTGGTGAAAGACTTGCTATTACAGGTGGTACTAATTTAACTACAACTGCTAGTGGCGATTCTATAAATGTTACTCTTAATAGTACAATAACAGGTTTAACAAGTGTACAAACAGAAACATTAACAAATGCTTCTGGTAACTTATTAGTTTCTAGTGCTACAAACATAACAGAATTTAGAGGTGATGGTTCTTCCGTTGAAGGCCAAATACAATTAAATTGCCATGCCAATACACATGGTCAAACAATTAAACCTCAACCTCATAGTGCTGGTGTAACAAATACAATGTTATTACCAGATGGTGCGAGTTCAACTTTAGTTTCTTTAGTTGCAACTCAAACACTAACTAATAAAACAATTGGCGTAGGTCAATTAACTTGCAATACAAGAGCATATACTGGTGACGGTTCAACAGTTGCATTTACTGTAACTAACGGTCAAACAGTACAAAATGTTTTAGTATTTTTGAATGGTGTTTTCCAAAGGCCAACAACAGACTATACGGTATCAGGAACAACATTGACTTTCGGTACAGCTCCTGTGTCAGCGGAAGTAATAACGATTAAAGAATTGTAATAAATAGGGAAGTAAAATGACACAAAAGATAAAAGTAGAAAACATAGACGATAACGCAGTTACCACGGATAAACTCAATGCTGACGCCGTAACTGGTGCTAAGATAGCTGATGACGCTATTAATTCAGAGCATTTAGTTGATGGTTCAATTGATACAGCTCATATTGGAGCTACTCAAATTACAAATGCAAAACTGAATGATGATGTAATTACAGGTGCTACTGCTATTGGTGCAGCTGCTGATAGTGCAGATACACTTTTAATTTATGATAACTCTGCTGGTGCTCTTAAAAAAGTAACAGTAGCAGAGATACTAAACTTCCCAAATGTAACTAGTGTATCTCCAGCAAACGCATTAACAGGTGATGGTACAGGCAATCATACTTTTGTTTTTACAGGTACTGCTATGACAGGTGGTACAATAACTTTAATAAATGACTCAGGTTCAACAGTTAACCTTGATACTCAAACAGTAGATTCAGATACACAAATTACTGGTGTTATTGCTAAATCTAGTTTACCAAATTCAGGCGAACCATATGATATTAAAATTGAAGGTGCTACAGGTTTATCAGGAACATTAAATAACGCAATTACAGTTGACGCTCAACCTATATGGCAAACATCAGCAGGTTCATTAGCTACTGTAGCTCATAGTGCAAGAACAAATACAACTTACGAATTAACGGCACATGACCCGGAATCTTCAGCAATAACTTACTCATTAGAAAGTGGTTCATTGCCAGCAGGATTATCTGGTACTTCAACAAGTTCAGGTTATGTAATAACAGGAACACCAGACGCAGTTGGTTCGAACACAACATCAACATTTACAATTAGAGCTAAAGACGCTGCTTCAAACGTAGCAGACAGAGCATTTAGTATTACAATTAATGCTCCTGCCGTTCAAACATTTACAACATCTGGTACTTTTTCAGTACCATCAGGAACAACAGCAGTTGAAGTATTGGTTGTTGCTGGCGCTGGTGCAGGTGGAACAACATACACTAATCCTCAAGGAGGAGGCGGTGGCGGCGGAGGCGGTCTAGTTTACAGCCCTAGTTTTACCGTAACACCAGGTGCTACAGTTTCAGTTACCGTAGGAAATGGCGGTAGTCCATCTCCAGCAGGTACAGGCGGCCAAGGTGGCGGCGGTGGAACAGGCGGTTCCGGAGGAAATTCAGTCTTTGGTACAATCACAGCCAACGGTGGTGGTGGCGGTGCAAATGCTGACGATACTAGTGGTTCTCCAGGAGGTTCAGGAGGTGGTGGTGCTTCAGGTGGTGCTAATAGTCCAGGCGGAAGTTCAACTCAAGGTCCTAGTGCAGGCGCTCCAGGTTTTGGAAATAGTGGAGGTTCTTCACCCTCAGGAAATAATGCTGCTGGTGGCGGCGGTGGTGCAGCTGGATCAGGTTCTAATGGAAGTGGAAATAATGGCGGTAACGGAGGAAATGGTAAAGCGTATAATATTTCAGGTTCAGAGGTTTATTATTCAGGCGGCGGTGGCGGCGCAGGTAAAAATGGCGGACCAAATGGTAGTGGTGGCCAAGGCGGTGCTAAAAATGCAAACACAGGTTCGAACGGTGACTCAAACAAAGGTGGCGGTTCAGGCGGTGTGAGAAATACAGGTTTTGGCGCAGGTAACGGCGGTAAAGGTGTAGTAGTCGTAAAATTTTAGGGAAAACATTATAAATAGTATAAAAGGAAAAAATAAAGATTATGCCGGCAATTATAACAAACAAATTTAGAAGACATAATGCTCAACAGTTCGTTGAATCTTTCAGCGAAACAGCAAATACTGTCTATTATATGGGTTTAGGTCGTCCTCAACCGTATGCTACATCAACAAGAGGTGATAGTAGAACAGATAACGAAGGAACAGATACAAGTCCATTAACACCAGTTGACTCAATTCAAGATGAATTCTTTTATTTTGATGATATGTTAGCTGCAAAAAGAATTACAACAAGTGATGTTTCTTTTGCAATACCAAGAAGAAACTGGACAACAGGAACAGTTTACGATTATTACAGACATGATTATGGAAATAGAGTAACAGGTACCACAACTACACAGTCGGCAAACTCTGGTGCTACAAA